TAATCGAACCTCATTGAAACTTAAAAATAAACTCTCTATATATTATAAAATGTCTGGTGGTATTGCCCAACTCGTCGCCGTCGGCGCTCAGGATGTGCACCTCGTCGGTCAACCCGAGGTATCTTTTTTTAGGTCTACCTACAAACGTCATACGAATTTTTCCCAAACTGTCGAGCGTCAGGTCATTCAAGGCAACGTCTCGAACAACGGTATGTCCACCGTCCGCTTCGAGCGCAAGGGTGACATGCTCAACTACGTCTACCTCGTCCCAAATACAGGAACTACGACGGTTGCCGTTGCTGACTGGACTACTGTAATTTCCAAGGTCGAATTATTAATCGGAGGCCAGCTTGTGGATGAACAGGATTCTACCTACTCTACCCTCATTGCCCCCACTCTCTCCGCGACCTCCTCTTCTAAGTCGGTCGCTGGTAATCTCTATGGTGGTTCTACCGACGAGCGCTTCTACCCTCTCCGCTTCGCTTTCTGTGAGAATTGGCAGACTGCTCTCCCACTTATTGCCCTGCAGTATCACGATATAGAATTGCGTATCACTTGGGGTCCCAACGCCGCTGATTCCAGCAAGAAGTGGGATGTCTACGCGAATTACGCGTACCTTGATACCCAGGAGCGTGAGATGTTCGCTTCTCAGCCCCTCAACATGCTCATCACTCAGGTCCAGAAGGCGATTGCCTCCAACTCTAAGATTCAGGAGTTGAACTACAACCACCCCGTGAAGTACCTCGCTTCCGCGGACACCTCCGCTCTCTCCATCCTCAACGACGACAACAAGATCAAGCTCCAAATCAACGGTACTGATGTTGCGGACTTCAAATTTGCTGATCCAAACTTCACCAACGTACCTCTCTATTACCACACCTCCAATGCTTCCAACCCCGCTACAGCCAAGACTCTGTTCTTCTACCCCTTCTGCTTAGATTCCGGTAAGCTGCAGCCCACTGGAACCCTAAATTTCAGCCGACTCGATTCGGCTCGCATCGTTAACGACACCCGGTCGGTTGCCAAGGATGTCTACGCGGTCGGTTACAACGTCCTCCGTATAGAAAATGGTATGGGCGGTTTACTCTATTCTAACTAATTTTATGTGTAAATAATAAATGTGGGATCTTATATTCCTACTCGCCATCGTTTTTGTATTGACGTACGATCCTAAATCCAGGACACTCGAGACGTTTATCGGTCAACCCTCTCCATCGACCGAAAAGTCTTGTCAAAATACGCATTACGAAGCCGTCCAATTTGCCCAGACTCCATATGAGTGCCCTCCAGCGGGTAGAACTCGTATGGGAGCACTGATGTAGAATGCTTAAAAAGATAAAGCTAGGGTATTATACAAATGATCCCTTTCACTCATGAGAATGTGATGATGATCGCCACAGCTGTTTCTATTATAGGTGTTATTTTCCTACTTAGGGAACTTAACAAAACTCGGGAAGAACTTTATGAACTCCGAGATTTCTCAGAGGACGTCATGGAGAGGCTCAATGGTATCGACGGAGACGAAGATGACGATGTTTTGTCGGAAATGACCCCCGAAGAGGAAAAACTGATTGAATAAACATATCCGCTTATTATAGCTTAACGAATGAGCAATGAAAAAGTACAAAGCGATTGCGATACCGGTTAGCTTTACGGATGGCAAACCGAGGTTCCTCACTGTGAGAGATTGGAGATTCAAGGAATGGATATTTGTCACAGGAGGATGCCGAAGAAGAGAAATTTACAACCCAATACGTTGTGCTCTTAGAGAACTGGAAGAAGAGACTAGGGGGGTTATATCACTAAAAAATGGTCAGTATACAGAATTTAAGTTTACACACAAGGAAAGCCCTACAGTAGAGTTAGAATACAATGTATTCATATTTTTCGTCAATTACACCAGATCTCAACAACAGGAAATGGTGCGAAAGTTCTATGAAGAGAAGCAGAAAACAGCAGTAAAGAAGGCTAACCATCAACCATACAAGAAAACCTATGATGAGAATGATTTTATGAGTTTTGACACTCTAGAAGAATTCAACTCACGAAAGCGTTGGAAACTTATCGTTGATAACGTGATTAAAAATCCAGAGTTTTACTCGTGCATAAGTTCTCATAATAGAAAAACCTTCTCTATTAAATAATGAAGTCTAAGGCTTACATATTGATGCAGATTGAAAAGCTTCTTGATAAGAATCGGGGAATGTGTGAAGATGAGATCAATCAGTGGAAGGATGAGAATAAAGATAAAACCGTATATGAACTTTTAGTTATAAAAAAAGAACTAGCTGAAAAAAAGGTGTACCCAGATGTATCATTTATGAAGTGGTTTAGAGACGACGACTAATAAATAGGTATGTTTAAGAGTTGGTGCGCATCTCAAAAATTTGATAACGCAACCAATCTATCACATGTGCTCATGGACGGGGGAAAACTCTCTGTGCCATTTGATAGATTGAACGACTTCTATGACAAGTACATAGAGGCTATTAGCTCCAATGAAAAGCTGTTTGTCGTGGAACAAAAGACTCCCACTTACAACTTCTTCATTGACATTGACTACAAGGACAAAGAATCTCTCGCAATGGATGAGATCAAATCCATATGTAAAATCATATGTGACAAGGTGAAGCGTCATGGTGGTAAAAAATGCTTAATTTCTGTATCACCCCCAAAGACGGTTGGTAACTTTATCAAGACTGGGGTACATCTAAACTGGCCAGACTTTGTTGTAGACCAAAGTTCAGCAATCGCTTTGAGAGAACATGTGCTCGTAGCCCTCACCACAGCTAAGAGTTCATATGATTGGAATGATATCATAGACGCAGCTGTGTATGGTGATATTCGTAGGAAGACCAAAGGTAGTGGTTTTAGAATGCCATGGTCCTATAAGAAGGCTAAACACGATGCTTGTGGTGGACAGGGATGTCCCGGGTGTGAGAAGGGTAAGGTGAACCAACTCGCATACTTACCTGTTTTCATGTACACCCCAGAGCCCTTGAGTACAATTATTCGTGTGCAACCCACACCCGATGTAGAACTTTTGAAAATGTCCGCTGTTCGTACAGATGCTCCTCAAACGGTGTTTGTTCAACCACCATCTATGCCTACTAGAGAAGGTTCTTTTACAGAAGATGAAACAAAGGATGAACTACAGGATGAAGAGCTTAAATCTCTCATACAGATGTTTGTGAGGAAGAATCTTGAAGGGCAATCAAATGCTTACATCACCAAACTTTTCAAACACAAAAACACATTCCTAGCCGCCACAAACTCAAATTACTGTGAGAACCTGCGAAGAGAACACAACTCAAATCATGTGTGGTTTATTATTAGTGGTAAACTAATCATACAGAAATGTTTTTGCCGCTGTGAAACACTCAGGGGAAGGAAGGATGGATTCTGTAAAGACTTCTGTGGACGGAGACATGAGTTACCGAGTGTTATTGTCAACAAACTGTATCCCAAAAAGAAAGAACTCCAGAGTTGCCCAGAAATCAAAAAATTCGTTGAAAAGCCACAACCTAAACAGATCGAGGCGAAGCCCCTGTTGCAGAGATTTATACAGAAGATCATGGATGGACAGGCGGACACGACAGTCGTAAGTGTTAAAAGAAACAAAACGAATCATGTGGCGCTTACAACATCAACCTATTGTGAATCCATCCGAGGAGATCACCCAGACAATGTGATGTCTTACATCATAAAAGGCAATAAAATAACGCAACAATGCCCAGTTTGTAAAGGGAAGAAGAATAAGGCTAGAACACACACGATAATAGACAATAATCTTGTAAAACTACTTAAACAATAATACGCAATACTACCTAAAATGGTTGTATTAGTTACCCGTACTCGCTCAGGAAGGCAGATAAAGAAACCTGTTTTATTTCAACCCACTGAAACGGTATTAGAAGATGATTATGGAACAGATGAACACGACACAGATATAGATTCGGATATCGATACAGATGATGAACTTTACGACGACGATGATAGCGAAGAAGAATATGAATCAGACGCAGATGAAAATGGTAATCTCAAGGACTTTGTAGTAGATGATGAGAGTGAAAGTGAGGAAGAAAATACTTAAAAAAAACCCCTTCTATATTAGAAAATGGAAACTGATATCGGTAATCCCATCGAGTATAACCCCGTTTTGGAAGATGTTCCAGAGGAGAAAGATGAAAGTAATGAAAAATCCACTGAGGAGTATTACTTTCATCCATCTGAATATCCACCACCACCACCTTATCAGAGCCAAGAAACGTTTGATGTATTCAAAAACATTGATAAGACTACATGGATTCTTATATTCGGTGTATTCCTACTTGGCTTTTTTATGGGGAAAACCATGCAGCCAGTGATTCTCAGGTACACCTGAGTAAGGAACAAACTTACCTATGTTACCAACCTTCGGGGGTATAAAATGATTGATAAATGGATCTCTGTATGTATCCTCGATAAATCCAGCAGTAGTACTGGCTTCGGGTTTATTAACCTTTTTCTTTTCCTTTTTGTTTTCTGGACCCATCCCTCCAAAAAACAAAATGAAGAAAGCACTTACGAGAATGATTGTTACGATAATGCTAATCATTTAATATTAGTTATGAAAATTATTTACTTGGAAGAAACTTCGGGTTCACCCTCATCCTTAGTTTCTTCGATCTTGGCCTCTGTGGAAGCCTCCTCCTCCTTAATCTCACTCATCTCAGCGGCCTTAGCAGCTTCCTCACGCTCCTTCTGTCGCTGCTTCATTTCCTCCGCAACTATAGCATCTGCCTCCTTGACGAGATCCTCCATGTTGGCATCTGGCTTCTCCTTCTTAAGTCGCTCGAGCACCTCGGCTGGGTGGGAAACCGGGGCCTCGTCGGGCTTGGTGTAAAACTTGGAGTTGTCATCACCAGGTGCGAAGCCGGTCTTATCTCCCATAGCTTGCTTACGCTCATTAAACATTCGGG